CCTTATTATCGTATCTTTTTTAACAAAGTGCAACTGTTATTTTAATTATTTTTACCTTTTATCCCAAGGAAAAGATAAAGCAAACATTTGCTCTCCAAAAGGAATATTAATTTGTTCTATACTAATATCACAGCCGGGTAAAGTTTCATATTGATTATCTGATGTTGTCTCATAAAAAGAAACTGTTAAATGTGCTTTAACAGATGCTTTAACAACTTTAGATGCTATAATTGAAAAATGTATTTTATTGCCTACAGCTAAAGAATCATTAAAAGACAATCCTAACTTTGATGCTAATATAGCTGCCGGGACTACATCTTTTATACTTGTTATAATAATTGAAGCATTCTTTAAATCGAGACTCATTCTAATTTGATCTGCTAATTCATTTAACCATGAATCTATTTCAGGCCAGGCTAGTGTTTTAACTGATGTTAATTCTTTTAACAATATCTTCCTCCATATTATAAGCTTCTATTTCCCAAGGTAGGTCGTAGTAGTCAAGGCTGTCTGTAAATACAGGTTTACCTTTCCATATTTGAACGTTAGACCACTTACTCTCTTTGAGTTCTTTTCTAATGTATTGTTTGATATGTATAGCTTCATGACATATAGTCTCTATGAGTTCATCTTTCATATCAAGTGTTAGTAACTCTTGAGATAATGCAATAAAAAAAACATCAGTATCATCTTCATGAACTAAAGCTTTAGCTGGTGAAATGTCTTCTGGTAAAGCAATTTCTATATCAATAAAGATAGGGTTACGACGTCTAGGAAGGAGGGTTAAGAGAGCCTGTTCAAGCGTATCGCGTATTAAGGTTCCCTGTTTTGGTTTATCTATACCAACGATGTCTATACAAATTATCATATTATTATAATAGGAACTTTCATCCTAAAGTGCAACTGTTATTTTTACTTCATCCAACCTTTTTTGTAGCCGTCAGAAAAATTATAATGTGAGAATGATAATCGATCAATTAATTTAACTGCTTGACCTTCTTTACCAATAGCTACGTATCCTTCAGGGGCAGTAGCGATAAAGTCACCATTAGTTTTGAGTACGAATACTTTTGAATCGAGTAGAGCTGTTAAATGTGTCATAACTAACACTTTTGCTTTATTAACAGCATTAATAAATTTAAATGAGTCATCTATTGCTTTTTTAATAGATTTTAATTCTTCATCTAATTGTTTAAGAGCTGCTCTCTTAGTATCTTTAGATGCTTCAGTCTTTACCTTAGAGATAACACGTTTCTCCCAGTAGTCTTTTACGTATTGTACATATCCACTATATGTTACATTAAAGGTACCAGCACGAACTTCGGAATTACAATAAGATTTGATATGAGCTCCAATAGCAGCAGAAGGAATTAACTTCATAACTTCTACTATCTTATCAAAGTCTTTCGAGATAGCTCTCTTAGCTTTTGATATCAAATCTTTAAGTTCTCTTGACTCTTGATTAGTTAGAGTTGCAGTTCCAGCTACGTTTTTAAAGAAAGCGTCTTCAACCCACACACTCCTAGATTTTTTTAATCTAGACACATCTGCACCAAATGATGCAGAATAAGTTTGTAAGTCTTTACCACCTTTATATGTTGTATGAAATACTATTCCCATATCAGCATTACGTATCTGTTTACCTACATCACTAGCGTGATCATAAGCATAAACCAAGGTATTAGGATGAATAGTAATATACCTTCTTCCATCGATGGTCTCATATTTTTGGTCTCCTTTAGTAAACATCATATCACCTTGTAGTACAGTACCTTTAGGTATACCTATACTTGAAAGATGTTTCAAAGCCATTTTTAATTTAACTGCTTTACCAGATGGTTCATTACCATCGATGTCTTTAGCGTCTTTATATAACTTAGGCGTCTTATTGAATACTGATTTTGTACCAACGAAAAATTTACCATCAGCAGGATCTATACCAGCCCACAGCGCAGGAGCACCATCATATTTGACTGTTATATTCTTTGCTGATGTAGCATTTGATTGTAGTGTATTGAGTACGTCTTCCAAAGATTCGATTGCAAACTCAGCTCCAACGAAGCCTCTTTCGTAAAGGTCCTCATCGATATGTGTCATATGTAAATTCTGCTTAGAATCTGCTGCTTCGAATAAGTTGAAATCAATCACTGTCTTGTACCAATCTGGAGTTAACCGCATCCCAATTAATAATATGCATATGAGTCTTTAAATATTGTTCTTTATTTATTCCATGAGTGAACACATACGCGTGTTCCCACAAATCAATTAAAAGAACTATATCATTTACTATTCTATTATTAGGAATGATGTTTACATAACCTGCATGATTCATCCAGAGCCAGCCGTTACCTTGCAATCTTGTAGCTTGATCTAATACAGTAACTTGAAAGTTTTTATATGATCCATATCTATTAATAATAATATGCTCTACTTTACCGGTAGGTTCATTCTTCTCTCGATATTCACGTATGTTATCAAAATACCTACCATGTAAATAAGCACCAGCTTTATTAAAAGGAATGTCACCTTTAGAGTTATTGAAATCTTCAATATAGCCTTTATAGACAGTATTAAAATGTTGATCAAAACCTACTTCGTTAATTACAGGTTTAAGGTCACTAATGTTATATGGAAATAACGTTTGCTGTAATATCATTCAGATAAACTCTTCGCTTCTTTAGTTAGCACTTTTATCTCAGATTGAAGAGTTGTTACTATAGACTTCTTCTCTTTAATTACTTCCATTATATCAATAGCTTTTTCTTCTTTAGTAGGCTCTACTATAGGTTTGTTAGTAGTAATCATCATATCAGGAAAAGCTTCTACAACAATACTAATATCTAACGATGGATATAAACTAACGAGTGTTTTATCCTTAGCTAATATTATCATATTAGCCTCTTCTACAGCAATAGCTTCTAACATCTCAATAAAGATCTTCTCTCTTTGAAGAGGTTTTATATTTTCTGATCGAGGAGATACTACAAAAGTTGGAAAAACATTCATATATTGCCAGAGAGACGCTCTACTAGGTCCATCGTCATGCTCTTCATTAAATGGAGGTCTACCCTCAGGTATTAATGATTTAATAGTATCACAAAAGTTAAACTTTAACACATACTTTAAAGGTTGATGGTCTTTATAACTTTTGAGTAAATTTAATTTATTAGTTCGTCCTTGTGTCGCTTCATAATTTTCTAGTATCTCGAATACTTGCATATCCGCGCTTTTTATATTCATAATTTCATACCTTTTCTTATATTTTTCATAATATCTTTACCATTTTTCTGAACCTTGAGAGGTAATCCTTTAGTAAAGTCTTCTAAGTTTTCGTCCTTTGCAAGATCTCTCATTTTACTTGCACTCATACCTCCAGCACCTTCAGCGTCAGGGTCTCTTTGACCAGCGCTAACAACCTTAATACTATTAAAGTTATAGTCTTTTCCATTATATTGTTGCAATAATTGATCGAAACTTTTAACTCTATCAGAGCCTGCAACTAGCACAACATCAGTAAACTTTGCTGCTTCTAACTCTGCCATAACTTTCATTATAGTATTAGAAGTGGATCTTTTAGCAATAGCACCGAATGCACTTTGTGAAATTTTAATTTTACTATTATAGTCTAATGGATTCTTCTTAGCATCCTGTGAATGAGAAAGATAGATGAAAGGTTGCCCACGTATTAAGCGAGCAACCTTTCTTAGTTTATTAACTAACTTCTCATGTCCAATGGTCGGAGGATTCATTCTTCCAAATGTAAATACCGCTGTTGACATAATTGATACTAAGCAATGTCGTCATGGAACATGTAATCAGAATCGACACCTACATAACGATTTTTATCATCGTTAATAGTTTTGCCTCTAGCCTGAACTTTGTTTGCAACACTATGTAATATTACAATTCCTGATCCAGCGTCCTGTGCAGCTTTCCATCCTTCTCTACTTGATGTAGGCTTAACTGAAATTACATAACCATCAGCAGAAGCTGAAGGCTGAGCTGTTGCATAACCTTCAATTACAAAATCACTACTTGAAAACTTTGTAGACCAAATATAAGATCTACCAGCGTTTACTGTAACTAATGTATCTGAATCAGCAGTAACACCTAGTGTTAAATTAAACACAGCGCTGTCACTATCATAAGCTATTGATTCTGTAGTACCTATTGTAAGACCAGTTTTACTTACTACATCATTTTGAGTAGTGTAGTCTGAGTCAAGCATAATTTTATTAGGTAAAGCGTCTAATACTTCAAAAGTATGAACTACTTTTTGAAGTCGCTTATCCCATACAGGTACACCTATTCCATAACCACCAGTAAAAGCGACTAGACCTTCAGAGTCATGTCCGCTATTATCGATTGCAGGAACGTAATTTTTACCGTTCTTCGTTTCATCTGCCGCATTCCCGTGGAATACGTTCTGTTTTCTATGAGCCATTTTGGAGTCTCCTTAAAGCTTTAATGTTTGGATCCTCTTTATTTATTCGTTTCAAAATCTGGTAAGCATTCTAATAATAGCTTCATCTTCTTCTTCGTAAATAAAGACATTAGACTATTTATTGAGCCTTCTACTGGTTTTGCATACTCTGTATCTATTTGTACTTTAATATCGTCAGGAGTACGACTTAAGTCAATTAGAGTTCTATTTCTAATAACTCGACGAGCGATAGTAGTACCTAACGATTCAGGATCTTTAAGAAGAGACTCTAGTTTAACTTTACGCAGTGGTGTCTGCCTTGAGGTCTCTTCTACAAGCACGTTATCGTCTGACATAACGTTAGGTACTCCATCACCAACGTCACCTTTAAGTATTTTCTCTTTAAGATCATACTCAGGTGAAACAACAGGCTCTAACCATTTTTTTTGAATATTAGAGAACTGCTTAACATTAGGAAATTTATGTAATTGTATAAAATCGCGATCTGGAGAGATAATTAAAATAGGACTGGGTGAGGTTTGTTTCTCAACTATATTAGCGATAACGTCGTCAGCTTCACAACGATCGACGCGAATGCATCTAAAAGGGGACATCGTTGAGATCTCTTCGCGTACTTGATTCAATACCTTATAGATATTATCCCAATCATGTACAGAGTTATTTCGGCTTTTACGACGATTAGCTTTATAGAAGGGAAACTGTTCTCTACGCCAGTTCTTCGCACCATCCATACATAAAACCATCTCTCCAAACTCGCTACGATGCTTAACATTATACAGTCTGATAATATTAAATATTTGGTGTCGCAGTAGTTCTAAATCATCATCAAAGCTTTCGATTCGACTAAAAATAGAACTCATCATTACAGAAGAATAATCTAATAATATCATAACATATACCTTATCAAGTTTCGCTGTTAATATTATAGTGACTAATCTAATTTTTGTTTAATTAAGTTAACTTTTATCTAATAAATGAATCTTATCTTTTACATCAGCCCAATCAGCAGCATCTGCTGGTTTCAGTGACTCATCAACTTGTGTGATGTTTGTAAATGTTTTAGCTAATTCTGCATTCAAATGTAACCATGGATCTTTTTCTGGTAAGTCAGTGTCTGGAAAAATAGCATCTACAGGACACACTGGCTCACATACACCACAGTCAATACATTCGTTTGGTTCAATAACCATGAAGTTTCGTCCAATGTAAAAACAGTCTACAGGGCATACTTCCACACAATCTTGGTGTACACACTTAATACAACTTTCAGTAACTACATATGTCATTTAGTTAATTTTATCTTCTTTAACTTTTTCTGTACAGGATCGTTTCCACAAACAGCGCAGACGTTGTCTACACCACCACAACTTCCTTTCACAGAACGGCCTCTTAGGAGGCCTATACTCATTGCTAACATAATGACTAATAAGAACACCGAACATAATAGAAATTCCTCCATAATTTATTTATCGATTGTTTCTACTTAGTAAGGTTTTGTCTTTTCTTTTGTATACTCATATTTTTTCTGTTCCATACAGCAGCATCAACAGATCCTTTTTTGAAAGGATTAACAGGTTTAGGAACAGGAGGAGGATTAAGTTCTTCATGTAATTCTTTTTTAATAATATCTCTTTTAGCTTTCTCTTCAGCTTTCTCTTCAGCTTGTTTTATAACTGCTTCTGCAGCCTCAGCTCTCTTTTGAACATCGAGCATTTTATCATATTCTTTTTGCTCTCTTAAAGCTCTACTTGTTAATTTCTTCTCAACTAATTTTAACCGTTCAGGGTCATCTTTTCTTAAAAATTCATACTCTAATACATTAGCAATTTCATCTAATCTATCCTCTATGATATTAATTCTACTTTTCAAACTTGACATTAAATTTCGCGAAGTTTTACTTTCAGGTTTTTTTATACCAAAAAATTTATCAAACATATGTTAATTCCACTGTATATCCATGATCGGTTTAGTATCAGTCTTCTGAGTATTCTCTGCTTCGTTTAAAGCATCAATATGAGCTGGCTGATCAGCCATATCATTAATACGCATTCTAGAATAATCTACACCTAGTAACCAGTTTCTCCTATCTGCAGGATCACCGTATCTATTTTTGAGCTGAGAAAATCTTATAAGTCCTTCTTCTCTTAACTTATCGTTAGTAGTCATCGCAAAGAAGTAATCAGCAGTCATAGGGAGCCCAAAACTCTCAGATACAGACGTTATATCAACATCTGCATCAGAAAATCCTTGCCTATTAGTCTGAGTAGCAGTTAAGATAGGTAAATTAAATTCCATAGCTAATGCTCTTAATTCTTCCGCTGTTGCTTTTACTTGTTCGTAACTATTAGCTTGCTTAGATACTCCCATTGCTCCACATATATTTAAGTAGTCTATACATACAAGATCAGGTTTAAATTCTTTCTTGAGCTCTAACTCTTTTAATAGAGCTCTAAAATGACCAGCATGAACAGATTTAGTAGGAAACTCTTTTACTATTAACCTACCTCTAGTTTTAATTTTTATACTATCAAATCGTTTCAAGAAAGAATCTTTACCAATTGTATCTAATTCCTCAGGAGACAAATTAAGTAAGTTCTGATCTATTCTCTGAGCTATCTTCTCTTCAGCCATCTCCATAGTAACATACAATACGTTATTACCTTGCTCTAATAGATTAGCACTTATAGAACACATAAACAAACTTTTTCCGACTCCAGTTCCTGCCATGATTACACCAAGAGTTTTATTAGGGAAACCACCATTCAATATATAATCCATATGCTCTAAACCAGAAGGTATCTTATGCTCTTTTTTATTATAGAACTCCCAACGATCTTCAACGTCTTCAATAAAATCATGACCTACAGTCTTATCAAAAGAAGTAGATATAGCTTCTCTTAACATATCAGGCAGCTGAGTCATAGTAGTTTTCTTATCGTCACCACCTATAACATTAACAGCTTTATATACAGCATTAACAATAGCTTTTTCTTGACACCATTCTTCAGTCTTATTAACTAACCAATCTACCTTTGGAACTTCTGGTACTCTAGTATCAACAAACGCATTAAGTTCTTTATACACGCCTTCAGTTAAATCATCTCTACCTTCAATCTCAATCTTCAGAGCTTGATACTGAGGAGGAGAGTTATGCTTCATATAATAACTATTAATCTCTTGTAGTATTATTCTCTCAAATTGATCGCTAAAATATTCATTATCTAAGAAGGGTAGTACTTTTCTACAATACTCTTCGTTGATAATAAGATTATGTAAGATCGCTTTTCTTAATTCTGATGAGTCAGTTGCCAATTCTCTAAGTCCTCTGGTGTATTAATTTCGCCGCACAATTCTTCTGACCATGTTATACCTATTTTCTTTGAATTTGTTAGCCATCTTAATTGTTCTAACGATTCAATAAATTCCGGTTCATGTTTATCAAACTCTTTATACTGCACTAATGCTCTTCGTCTATATCCATATACACCTAAATGCCAATCACCGTAATCTAATGGTGCTCTAAGAAACCAATTTGCTTCTTCACCATTATTAATACACTTCACTGTATTAGGATCAGCTCTTGACTTATCATCCATCTCTGTTACAACAGTAGCAACATCATAATAACTCTACATAGTGTCAATATCATCTAATATACCTAT